CTCTTCAGGCTCCCCGCTGGTGCTGCCAAGCACCCGTTCTTTTGGAACGAGTTCTCTCGTTTTCGGAAGAATTGCTCCCCGAACGGTTGGTTGAGGTCCAATGCCCATAGAATACAATTCCCGATTATGGGAATGGAAGGAAGCACGCTATCGGGTGGTGAAACCTTCATCTAAGAGTGATAAACTCTCACTGGGTACCAATCCAGTGGATGAAAAGTTTCGCATCCAAGGCAAGCTTCCTTACAAGTATTCTGACGTCATATCGAATAGATCGACAGGCGTCGTGACTCAGAGTATTAAGAGGACTGTGGAAGCCTCTCAAGCCTTTGAGTACATGTGGGGATTCAACCATCCGACCTGGAGGATTCACACCCTCCAGCCAGGAATCGACGTTGGTGGCCCATGGCAGAAACTCGACATTACAGTCGAGGTGCTAGGGCAGGAGATAGAATGTAACCGCCGAGTTCTCACCAATACTTGGGAGGACTACAGCGGTCTTCTATGTGCTTCTATAGATGTTCCGCCTTTAGCGGGCCATCTGTATGGCACCATGCAGTCTGATCTACAATGGATCAAGACTAATGCTCCTCTTCTACTGGCTGATAGCAGTTTAGACGCATTTGGCGCCTCTGCTATTGCTCTGGTAGAACCAACCAACCCAGCTGCCGACTTATCACAGGCTCTGGGTGAACTGTACCGAGACGGTTTACCATCTTTGCCTGGAAGGCAAGATGGTAACATCGGCTCGGAGTACCTGAATTTGCAATTCGGCTGGAGTCCAACCATCTCTGATGGGAAGGACTTCATCGATAGCATCAGGAACTATAGTCAGATTTCTGACCAGTTCGTCCGAGATAGTGGTAAGTATGTACGGCGACGTTACGAGTTTCCATTGGAAACTAGTAACGCCGTATCAGTTACTACTGGTAGCCCTCCCCAGCCATTACTTGGCGGGATAGTGCCCAATGGTAACTTGATACAGCTTGGCACGTTGACAAAGACCGTTAAGACGGTAAGTCGTAAGTGGTTTAGTGGTGCTTTTACGTACCACTTACCTGCGAACGCCTTCCTACGCAATATTGAGATTCTGGATAAGGCCTATGGCATTATTCCAGGTGTTGATACTGCGTGGGCTTTGACTCCGTGGTCGTGGCTCTTCGACTGGTTCTCTAACGCGAGAGATGTCGCCCATAATTTGGACGCATTTATCGGTGGAGGACTAGTCATGCCTTGGGGTTACATTATGGCAGATACCTTAGTGCGTAGTGAGTATTCACTCGCTACGCAGTATAGGAAAAATGACATATGGACCCCATTGACGCTTACTAGTGTTGTATATAAACGCACTAGACAGCGAAGGAGAGCCAATCCGTTCGGTTTTGGATTGAGCTGGGACGGGCTTAGCTCGTATCAGTTATCGATCCTGGCAGCCCTTGGCATTAGCCGAGGGCGTTTGGCCTGGTAGATAATAGTCTACTGGGTAAACCCGCTCCATTACGGAGCAACAGCCAGAAAGTCTCGTGATGTACGCTGATCCTCAAACTGTCACCGTCAATGCGATTGCCAAGAGTTTGGCACGCACTGAATCCGGTGACCACCATGGCAGTTTTGAATCTGCTGCGGATGGTCTTGTGCTAGGCATTCAACATGCTCTAGCACGCCGGAATCGGTCGACAGTACGTCTCGATGTTAGCAAGACGTCAGCAGACCCGCTCGTACCTAGTACGAACAGGCCTTACTCGATGTCTTGCTACTTGGTTGTGGATGCGCCCCCTCAGGGGTTCACCACAGCCGAGATCACCCTCAACGCGAAAGCGTTGATCGACTGGTTGGCCATTGCTGGCAACCAGACGAAGTTGGTGAATCATGAGGCGTAACAGGTGTTCTTTCTCGTCCCTACGATTGATTAAGTCGGAGGGTAGGACACCTGGATGAGAAGCGTACATCACTTCGGACTGGCGCACCTCTGAAAGGAGGACACCATGAAAAGCCGAAGTGAGATCTGGCTTTCTCTTCTGAGTGAAATTGGAAGAGATTGCTCGGTCAGCACCACTCAGGATGAAAAGACTGTCCTGAGGCGAGTGAGAGCAGAGGGTGATTCGTTTTACACGATTACCCTACCTGCCTTTCATCAAGACTTGATTATGAGTCTTGAGTTGGGCAGAATTCCGAACGATGCTTTTCCTGGCTTCAGTCGCCGAAGGGTGACTGATAGTCATGGCATAAAGCATCGCGGAGTCCCCG